TTGCTTTTCGGCTTCAGCTTGTTTAGCACGTTTTGTAAGCTCAGAAAAACGCTTTTCAAGTTTGGGATTTTGTTTAGGCTTGTCTGTTACTTCCGCTTCATTTTCTGCTTCTGGTTCACTCTCAGCTTGCGCCTCGACTACTGGCTCTGATTCAGGAGTTTCCTCGACTGTTTCAGCCACAACAGGGGCTTCTTCACTAGCTAAACCAAGTTTATTAGCATAAAAATCTGCTGAATTTTCACTTGTTAATACACTATCTGCGGTTCTTACTACTTCTGCTTCTGACATGGATAACTCCAAGAATTAACCCTGTGATCCCACAGGTAGGCAATACAAATGCTTTTATATCATAAGTGTTGCGTTATTACAACATTATTCTTTGTTATATTTTCTTAAATATGCTTCGTAAGAAGATTCATTGTCTTTGGCTATATCAATCACATCATGTTCTATAGGGATATGACCTTCTTTGGTAAACATTCCATTTCTACCTTCAACAACACCTTCTTTGGGCAAAAGATAAACTCTATCTCCTGCTTTATTGCCATAGGCTTTATCTATAATATTTTTTGGTTCACCGCCTCTTGCAACTGGCAAAGCATTTACATTAAAACCTTTATGAAATCCTGTTTTCATAATGGCTTTTTTGGTATTTGCCTTATCTTTTTCTGATTTGCTTTTTATATCTTTATGCTGTGCAACATAATGTTTATGAAAATGCTTTTCGTTCAAAGGATGAACAATTTCTTTATTGCCCATTTTTTTGGCAATATACTCTTCACGATTTTCAGAAGTGACTATTTCACGGGTCATATTGCTCTTTCAACCGCTTCAGCTTGCGCCTCTTTGCTTGTAGTTTTATTGATATGAGCCAAAACAAGGGCTAATTGCGCCTTGAGTTGCTCAATTTCAATTTGAGTTTGAGTCTTAATAACTGTGTCATGCGCTGTTGTATCGGTACGCAACTGAGTATCTTCTCTGCGTACTTGCAGGCGCATCTTCTCACGCTCTGTTTCAGCTTCTTGCACTTGCTGTTGAACAGTTGCACGATATTTAGCATCCATCTGCATCATTTGAATCTGCTGTTGTAGCTGTTTAATTGTGTCTTGGCTCTTAGCAATCATCATCTGAGCCTGTGGTGGCACTTCTGATTTCTCATCAATTTGGGCGAGAGGGTTGTTTACAGCCAAGCGGTCAGCAATAACGTCTGAGCCAGGGAAATCCATATTACGGACATATAAATCGCCTGCAATCTGCACTAGGGCAGGATCGGCAGCAAATAGGCTGGTCATAGCATCTACGGCTTCTTGACGCTTAGAGTTGTAGCCAGGCCCAGTATCCATTACTACGTCATATTCGCCTACAGTAACGTCATTTAGGACTTTAGCTACGCCATTCTCATCCGAGCCAGGCTGGTTTAAGGTCACAATCTCAGGCTTGCCATCATCGCCAATGATCCGCATAACCCGTTCTCTGTCATAAATCTTAGGAATCAGATCAAGAATGATCCGACCTGTGTGACGGATACTGCGTGTCAGATTATCGTAATAATGGAAATTAGTCATATCAGCTTGCATCTGCTGACCATTAATAGATTTGCCTGACTGTAAGCCTTGTGGAAGCTGGCTTGGATCAAAAATACCCACTACTGCTTGTAAATCCTGATTCATGCTCTGCAATGCAGACATCACGCCCGCAGGAGGTGGCTCTGGTTGTAGTCTTGTAGGCTGTGGAGCTGGTCTGCCCTCAATATCGGTCTGTTTATAGCGTAATACAGGCATAGCTTTGATGTTAGCCATAGCCCATTCGTTCTCATGACCTTCGTCTTGACCCTCTGCCAATAGCCATTTTGCTTTGGGCGCTAAAGCTACAGTTTCAGTCAAAGCGGTTGACCAGTAATTATACATACGCTGTGGGTCTTTTGCCATGCGTACTAAGCCAAATTTCTTATGCTTATCGTCAACTCGTACTTCTTGACCAAATACAGGCACGATTGGGATATATTTACCAGCCCATTCGCCTTCTTCAAGAATCTGCATAGCAGTTAGCTTGCAATATTTGATCTTTTTACGCCATACATCACGCTTGGCAATAACAGTAATACCCGCCTGGGCAAGAACTTCCTTGCTTGGGATCTCTGTAGAGTAGCCGGTAGTGCCATCAGATAGCTCTAAAAGCATATCTTTGGTGCGCTCTGTGTAGAAATACTCAGCTACACGTATATCTTCTTTTGTAACCCATTCGCTCTCTGTATCGCCTGTTCCTCTTGATGAGAAACCCTGATCCACTTCTGCATCTGGGTACATGGTTTTGAACACGTCTTTAGAGATAACTGTTGTGATAAGAACTCGCTCAGCATCAGAGCCATCTGGCAACACGCTATTAGGATCAAAATAGACAGTAAAAGGGTTCTCAACTGGTCTAATGTAGATTTCTTGGTCAAAGCTGTCCTCTCTTACATAATCAGTAGTAACACGCCAATAGCCCCAACCCATCTTGACGCAATACTCAAAGGCATGGTCGTAAGCTGCATCGGCATCGGATTGGTTTTCAATATGACGGCAGATACCAGTCAGAATCTCAGCAACCTTCTCGTCTGACTCATTGTTCATGCCATGAACTTTGATGCGTGGGCGTTGTTGTCTTTGTTGGTTACAGATTTGACGCACATAGGCATCAATCTTATTAATGGTAAGGCAAGGGCGAGCTTCTAAAATACGGCTGTTTTGCACATCTACAGGCCATTGATCGCCTGCTGCAAACCTGACATCATCAAGGGCTTCGGCACGATTGTTGCTATCCGAATCATTACAAAGTCTTAAAAAATCCTTAGCTTCTTGGATTCTGCCATCTGATTGGGAGTCTGCAACGCTATCGTATGCCATAGATATTCCTTAATTATTGCCCGATTTTAAGACAAGTGTCTCATTTTTACTACACATTTTAACCCATCCATGAGGAAGGTAAGTTATAAGTAGCCTTTTGTTTAGGTGCTTTTCTAGGCTCGTTGACCATTAAACCAATGTATCGGAAAGCATCAGCTCCATGCGAATAGTTGTCATGCAATGGCTTTTGGCTAAATTGCTTAGTGTCAGGATCTACGTCATAGCGGTAATGGCGTAGGCATTGCAATCCCTCATGTGTGTTGGTCTTATCAAACCAGCACTTATTAAACATCATTCGGGCAGCATTAATGGAATCAACAATGGGTGTTCGCTCAATAACTCTAGTGTTATACCCTGTAGCTCTAACGATGTCCTCAATGCTTTTGCCGTTAGATCCCAAAGTCTTTGATCCTGCGTCATGAGGAAGCCAAAGGGTGTCATATACATATCCATAGGACTGCATTTTAGCCAGGTAATGCGCTATCGTTTCTTGCGTATTTTCGTAATACCTAATGAGGCGAGTTTCCATGCCAATAAACTGCACAAACCAAATAGCAGTAGCGTCAGCCCAACCGAGGTCAAATACTGCGTGAACTGGCTTAATTGGGTCATAAGGGACATTCGTTATTCTACCCTCTAAATCAGCCATAGCCATTTCTTTGGCAAAGATAGCACCATCTACTGTTTGACGGCATAAGCCTTCCCAGACTGTGTTGTAGGCTTCTCTGTCCCTGCTAAATAGGGCATCTTTTTCTAACCTGAGTGTTTCAGGAAACCACGGGTTATCCGACCAATTAATCTTCGCAACTTTACTATTGTCTGGTGGGTTAAGAACAAACCTTTGGTATGTTTCGTCTGACTCAAGTTCTGGGTTAAATGTAACCCATATTTCTGAGCTTTCTTTACGAATTGTGGGGATAAGAACATTCCATGATGTTTTAGATACGCTCTGTGCTTCCTCGACCCAACATATATCCACGCCCTCATAGGACTTGATATTGGCAACATTGTTTTTAAGTCCGACAAAAGCAAACTCGCTCCCATTCTTACCTCTGATTGAGTTTTGCGTAATCTCATAGAATGACTCCAGCTTTAATGCAATGATTTGATCTGATAAGAGCTTATGGACTGATTGGCCTATCGAGTTTTGGAACTCACGGGCGCATAAGACTCTGGTTGGCTTTTTGACACCAAGAACCAATAAAGCCCTCGCAACACCCCAAGACTTAGCCCCACCACGACCCCCATAAAGAACCTTGTAACGCATAGGCTCAAAGAGGAATTGCAGCTTGATAGGGAAGTCAACCGCAGATATTGCCTCCCGCAGTTCTTGGGTGATTTCACTCACTTGGCTTTACAAACCTGACTTCTAATGAAGTAACGATATTGTTGCCTTCTGCATCTTCAAGAGTATTAGCCTGGACTGCCTTGCCATCTAAACGATCAGCTACTTCTTTGACAGCCCATGCTTCCCCTGCTTCTGCTTGATCTAATACCTTGTCAACAATCCTGCCAATCTTCTGTGGATTTTGAGCTAAAGCCCTTCTCATAGCATCTAAAAAGGGCTTATTCTTTGTTGCGTTCTTGTTACCAATAGGCGCACCGACAGGATTATTTGACTTTTCTTCC